CATTTATCAATGGCAGTCACAAGAATATCCAGAGCATTCAAGGATATTAGTTTATCTTTTGAACCACATCCTGTGACAAAGGATCTTCCTGTCTTGGTTAATGAGCGAGCAATCGCCAGATCTGTTCGTAATTTAGTTGAAACAATCCCGACAGAGAGATTTTTCAACTCTCTTCTCGGATCTGATGTTCGTAGAAGTCTTTTTGAGTTTGTTGATTATGGAACTGCTTCGGTCATTGAAGATCAGATTCAAACAACGATTCGTAACTTTGAACCAAGAGTGAATAATGTCAGGGTTGAGGTAGAACCAAGACCAGACGATAATAACTTTGAAGTGACTGTCATTTTTGATATCATTGGACAAGATTTTCCAACACAACAATTTACATTCTTATTAGAGGCAACAAGATAAAATGCCTTTTACACAGTTTACGAATCTAGATTACGATCAGATAAAAGAGCAAATCAAATCTTATCTCCGTGCAAACTCAAATTTCACGGATTTTGATTTTGAAGGATCTAACTTTGCAGTTCTGATCGATACTCTTGCGTATAATACTTACATTACGGCATTTAACTCGAATATGGTCGTCAATGAATCCTTTTTGGATTCTGCCACACTCAGAGAAAATGTTGTATCTCTTGCTCGTAATATTGGTTACGTACCACGCTCTATAAGCGCCGCTAAGGCGGCGATCACCTTTGAGGTTCCTACTACTACCACCAGTGCCTTTCTCACTCTACAAGCGGGTCTGGTGTGTGTAGGAACGAGTGATAACACCTCTTACAGATTTTCAATATCGGAAGATATCACGACAACCGTATCAAACGGTATTGCAAAGTTTGGCACATCGACTTCACCTGTTTATGTCTATCAGGGAAATCTACTGACAAAACAATGGACTGTTGATAAGTCTCAGGACCAAAGATTTATTCTTGAAAACCCAGGTATTGATACAAGTAGAATCGTTGTTTACGTCAAAGGAACTGGAGATAGTGGACTGGGTAGAGAGTATTATAAGGTTGATAATATTTTAAATCTAAACAAAGACTCCGAAATCTATCTGATTCAGGAAGTTCAGGATGAACATTATGAACTTCTATTTGGTGATGGATATTTTGGCAAAGAGCTTGAAAATAATGCAGTAATCACCGTCAAATATATTGTAACCGATGGTGAAAGAGGAAACGGTCCATCAACGTTTGACTTCCAAGGAAACTTTGTCGATGCCTCAAACATTAGAGTAATCCCATCTGGTTCAGTCACAATCAAGACGATTCAGAAGGCATCCAATGGTGGCAATATTGAACCACTTGCATCAATCAAGTATTTTGCCCCCAGACTCTATTCTGCCCAGTACAGAGCGGTTACGGCAAGGGACTATGAGGCAATCATTCAACAGATTTATCCAGAAACAGAATCAGTTGCAGTTATTGGTGGAGAAGAACTAGTTCCACCACAGTTTGGAAAGGTACAGATCAGTATCAAACCAAAAAATGGAACTTATGTAACTGACTTTGATAAGCAAAATATTTTAAATAAACTCAAAGGATATTCAATCGCAGGAATCACACAAGAGATTATAGATCTTAAAGTTCTATATGTTGAAATTGATTCTTATGTTTACTATAATACAACACAAGTTTCAAGCGTTGATAACTTAAAGAGTTCTATTATTTCTTCACTGACCGACTATTCTAAGAGTGTTGATATCAATAAGTTTGGTGGACGATTCAAATACAGTAAAATAGTACAGTTGATTGATAGAGTTGATAATGCAATAACTTCTAACATCACAAAAGTGAAGATTAGGAGGGATATGAAGGTGCTGAAGAATACATCAGCACAGTATGAACTATGTTTTGGTAATCGTTTCCATATTAATCCAGATGGATTTAATATTAAGAGCACTGGATTTACCGTTTCTGGTTCGGCAGATATTGTTTACTTTACAGATGTCCCCAAGAAGAAAGGTGGAACTCTGGATGGTAGTGGAGAAGGAGTTCTGAGCGTATTCAAACGAACCGATAAAGGTGAAAAACAGGTTATTCTAAAATCAATTGGTACGATTAACTATACAACTGGTGAAATCTTGGTCAATACAATTAATATTACTTCAACTATTGTGGAAAACGATATTATTGAGATTCAGGCATTCCCAGATTCAAATGACATTGTGGGTCTAAAGGATCTATATTTGAGTTTCAACGTCTCTAAGAGTAAGATAAATATGCTTAAGGACGTTATTGCCTCTGGAGAAGACATCTCTGGAGTCACTTTTACCAGAGACTACTATACTTCAAGTTATTCTAACGGAGAACTAGAGAGGAAATAAAATATGTCAGATTTTGAGAAGAGAGTACAAGTCAATAAGATTATTGAAAGTCAACTTCCAGAATTTATAGTTTCAGATTTTCCAAAGGCGACTGAGTTTTTTAAACAGTATTATATTTCCCAAGAGTTTCAGGGTGGAAATGCTGATATTGCAGAAAATCTAGATCAGTACTTAAAACTCGATAACTTAGTTCCAGAAGTTATTACTGGATCTACTTCTCTTTCTAATGATATTAGTTCAACTGTTGGTGTAGTTACTGTTACATCAACCAAGGGATTTCCATCGGAATATGGTCTTTTAAAGATTGGTGATGAAATCATCACATATACTGGAATAACAACTAATACATTTACTGGTTGTGTACGTGGTTTCAGTGGTATAACTGGTTATAATGTGGGTATTTCAAGTTTTATTGATACTGTTAATAGACAAAACTTAGTTTTTTCGGAAACAAAGGCGGCATCTCACTCTCAAAACTCAAAAGTCACAAATCTAAGTGTTCTTTTTCTTCAAGAGTTTTATAAAAAACTAAAATATACTTTTGCTCCTGGATTTGAAGATGTTGATTTTGTTGCTGACCTTGATGTTGGTAACTTCATAAAGCACGCAAGAGGATTTTATCAATCGAAAGGTATTGAAGAATCCATAAGAGTTTTATTTAAAGTATTGTATGGTGAAGATGCGATTGTTTTAGATCTTGAAAAATATCTTATCAAACCATCTTCTGCAAAGTTTAACAGAAAAAAAGTTGTTGTAGCAGACTTAGTTTCTGGTGACGATCCATCCAATCTTGTTGGACAAACTGTTTTTAAATCAACAGATTTATCTACAAACGCACCAGTATCCGAAGTTGAAATATTTACCAGAAACGAAAAGAGTTATTATAAAATTTCTCTTTTCGTTGGATATGATGATAGAGGATTGATAGAGGGAACTTTTACTATTCCTGGAAAAACTAAAGTTTTAGAATCGGTTTCTGTTGGATCCTCAGTAATTTCAGTAGACTCTACGATTGGATTTGGGCAGACTGGAACACTAGTTTCTGGTTCTAATACAATCAACTATACTTCAAAAACAATCAATCAATTTTTTGGTTGTTCTGGAATTGTAAATACCATAGAAATCGGATCAGATATTAGATCAAACGAAGTTATCTTTGGGTATGAAAATGCAAATCCTGCTAAAAAAGTTGAGTTAAGAATAACTGGAGTTTTATCTGAGTTTGTAAGAGAGGAAGATATTTCTCTTGCGGATGAAGGAGAAATTATAACTGTTAAAAATGTCGGTGAAATAATCAATAATCCACAACAAGATGCAAGTTATAAAGAAGTATTTGCAAATTCTTGGATTTACAATACAAGTTCAAGATATCAAATATCTTCAATCAGTGGATCAACTTTCACACTGATCAGTACAATTGATAAGTCCAGCTTAAAAGTAGGAGACACGGTTGATATTTTACTTAGAGATTCTAACACTGTTGTTTCTTCGGATGCAGTAGTTTCACTGGTAAACAATACATTTAATCAGATTGATTTAAATAACCTATCTGGATTTACGCCCAATCCAAATCTAGAATATGATTTAAGAAGAAAACTGAAAAAGACTTCAAGTCTTGGAGTTAGATTACTAGATGGTAACAACACATATATCTCGGATATTTTAAATGTTTATACCGATAAAGAAGAATATGGATATGCCGCTTCCAATTCCTTACCAAGTTATCCAATAACTCAGAATATTATTGAATATAATATTCCTAATGGTCTTGAACCAAATATTGAAAGAAAAGATCCTCTTGATCTACAAAGTCCTTACGTTTTTATATCTTTCTCAAATCCAGTATCTTTTATAAATGGTGATGTTGTAGTTTATACCGCATCTAATAAAAGTCTTCCAGGGTTAACATCTGGAGATTATTATTATGTTAAAGTAGTTGCTCCAAATAAAATATCGCTCCATTTAACGATATCTTCTCTTTCTAGTTCTACTCCAATTGAGATTGATCAGCAAATTTCTCCAGGAACTCATACATTTACATTAAAAAGACACACTAGTCGTTTTCTGTCAACTAACAAGATTCTTAGAAAGTTCCCACTTTCACAAAACCTTTCACCAAAAACAATAGAAAAAAAAGAATCTGGACCTATTGGATTAATGGTTGATGGTGTTGAAATATTGAGTCCAATATCAGATGATAAGGTATATTACGGACCTTTAGAGTCTTTTGATGTTTTAAATGGTGGTAAAGATTACGATGTTGTAAATCCACCAAGAATACAAATATCAGCAGGTGTAGGAACAAATGCTCTTGTTGAACCAATCATTAGTGGATCGGTAAAACAGGTATTTGTTGATCCTCAAGATTTTGACGTTGATGCTGTTATTTCAATGTCAATAACGGGTGGTAATGGATCTGGTTGTATTCTTGAACCTATAATTGGAGAAAGATTTAGGGAGTTAGAGTTTGATAGTAGAGATATATTCTTTGGTGGTGGATTGGATATTACAGATGAAACAATAACTTTTACCAAACCACATAACCTAAAAGATGGTGAAACTGTAATCTACAATCAAAATGGAAATGATCCTATAGGAATTGGTACATTCCAATCTATAAACAACACTGTTACCGGAACACTAGTCAGTGGTGAAAGTTATATTGCAAAGTTTGTCAATACTAGCACTATAAAACTTTTTAATAGATACTCGGACTATGTGGCAGGAATTAACACAATTGGATTTTCAACCAATACTTCTGCCAGTGGAATTCATAAGTTTAGGACGTTATCTAAAAATAACCTTAGATCTGTAAAGGTCATTAACGGTGGTAGTGGATACCAGCACAGAAAACTAAGAGTAAAACCATCAGGAATATCAACACAGTTTGATACAGTCAACTTTGTAAATCATGGATTCAAAGATGGTGATATTGTAGGATATTCAACGACCGGAACCGCTATTTCTGGTTTATCAACTTCAAATCAATACTATGTATTGAAAGTTGATGACAACTCATTCAGATTAGCAAATGCTGGTGTTGGTGGAACTATAACAATAAACTATGATAGAAAAAAATATGAAAATCTTCAATCCGTTGGATCTGGATATCATATCTTTAAATATCCAGATATTCAAGTAAATGTAAATGTTTCTTATGGATCAACATTTACTGGAAACTTTACACTTACTCCTCTTGTGACGGGAGAAATTGTGGGTGCATACCTTTATGAACCTGGAACTGGATATGGATCAAGCACCTTAAACTTAAGAAAGAAACCTGTAGTTACAATAAAAAATGGAAAAGAGTCTCAGTTAAGTCCAATTATAATCAATGGTAGAATACAACAAGTACAGGTTTTAAACTCTGGATATGAGTATACTTCATTGCCATCTTTAGAAGTTAAAGGTGATGGTAACGGTGCAATACTACGTCCAGTTATTGAAAACGAAAAACTAGTTGATGTAGTTGTAATCAATACGGGGATAGGATATTCTGATGCGAACACCAATATTAAAGTTAAACCAAGAGGATCTGGCGCTATTCTTGATACTAGAGTTAGATCTTTAACATTAAATGACACAAATAGATTTGGTGAAGGATCTTTATTAGACAAAAATGGTATTTTGACATATGGATTATTGGGATATACTGAGGATTTTGCTAAAAATGTATATTCTGATGATGGTAGTGGACATTCACCAATTGTTGGATGGGCATATGATGGGAATCCAATCTATGGACCATATGGTTATGAAGATCCGACTAATAACCAATCGAGAGTTAAGTTATTAACAACTGGTTATTCATTAAATCCAAGTTTAGTCTATGATAGACCAACTGCATTTTCTTCTGGATTTTTTATCGAAGACTATCATTATGATAATTCTGGAGATTTAGATGAATGTAATGGAAGATTTTGCAAAACTCCAGAGTTTCCTAATGGAGTATATGCATATTTTGTTGGAGTAAATACAAGTCCAACAACTGGTAAGTTAGAACCAAAGTATCCATATTTTATTGGTGATCATTATAGATCTGATTTAATAACTGATAATCTAAAACTGGATCAGACTTTTGATTTTAATAATTCAAACCTCTCAAGAAACACTTCACCTTACAAGTCTGGTGACGATTATGCGGGTAATGACTTTATATTCGAATCAAACGAAGTTACTGAACAAAAGTCAGTTATTGAATCTATTTCAAAGGGTTTTATAACATCGATTGATGTTTTTGATGGTGGTAGTGAATATAAAGTTGGTGATTACACCGTATTTGATAATAGTGGAACTAATGGAACTGGATTAGAGGGACAAGTTAGTGAACTGATTGGAAAAAATGTTACTAAAGTTCAAACCAGTTTACAAACATTTGATAATGTTGTTTTTACCTGGAACAGTAATCAAACAGTATCTGGAAACATTGGAACATTCTTCAATTTTAATGAGCAAGATACTGTTTTAGTATCAGGTCTGAGTACTAATATTATCGGACTCTCAAATTCTTTTAAAGTAGGACTTAATACAGAATCTATAGGTGTTGCAAAATCAATAAGTCAAAACTTAGTTGCGACTGGAATAATCACTGACATATATGTTTCCAGAATACCAAATTCTATTTCTATTGGTAGTTCTATTTCTATTGGAAATGAAGTACTCAGAGTTTTGAACATATTTCCTCTGGGATCTATTTTGCGTGTTAAGAGATTTGGTGTTGGCGCAGCTCATACATATGGAACTCCAATTAATATTTTAAGTAACACCATCAACATTCCACTGAAAACAGCAAAGTTCGAATCTCAAATAAACGACAAAGTTTATTTTAACGGTCGTCAGTCTGTTGGTGTCGGTACAATAACTGGATCTGGTATGAGCACATCATACACCATTGGAGAAACAACATCAACCGTTTCAATTCCAATAAGAAGCATTTACTTACCAAATCACCCATTTAAAACAGGTCAACAATTAACAATTTCAAGATCATCACTTGGTGGTGTTGATGCTTTTCTTGTAGGAAACGATCCAACCGCCACTGGAACGTTCTATATTCCAAGTTTGCTGACAAATACTGCCACAGTTTATGCAATCAATAAATCAAAAGATTATATTGGACTAACAACGCAAGTTGGTTTTACAACTAACACAGAAGGTCTATATTTTTATAATGGAGCATATGACAATTCCGAATACTTATTAGAAAGTAATTTTAATCAAGTTACTGGAAAAGTTGATAGAATTGTTACAACTGTAACCACAGATGAAAGACATGGATTAAAAAATAATGATACAATAAAATTAACTGTAAGACCAAATGTTGTGGTTGGTTTAGGAACAACTTCCCCACTATCACTAGCATTCAACAGTAATGATCAAAAACTACTAGTCAATCCAGTTGGATTTGATTCTTCACAAATCAGTGCCGTACAAAACACAATAACCATATCTTCACATGGTTATAATAGTGGTGATAAAGTTTATTACTCTAGTAAAGACGAAATAGCATCTGGTTTATCAACTGGATCGTATTTTATATTTAAAGTAGATTCTAATAACTTTAAATTAACGGAAACTTATTATGATACTCAAGTTTCTCCAGCGAATGTTGTAAATATTATTGGAATAGGTGGAAGTCAGCATAGCGTTGCCCTTATAAACCCACAAATAAAT